CAGCAAGTAGATAGTTCCAAGTGATTACAGAACCAGCCGAGCCAACCGTACCGCCAGTAAAACTGGAAAAGTTGCTGATAAGGTCGGTTTCCATCTTGGTAGCCATCGCCAAGCCCATATCCTGTGAAGCGTCATTGATAACGCTGAAAGGGTCGGACTTTACGCGGTTGTCAGTGAAGAAATACTGTCCGCCCGCTTCGGATGGGGTGATGGTTGCGATATTGGAGGGAGTGAAAGCCTGACCCACCATATCATCGGTTTCAGCCAGTGAGTTGATGGTCATTCCACCATACTGGCTATTCTTGCGCGGGGCAAGACCTTGACGGTCATTGAAAACGCGAACAACTCCGGTCATAAAGTTGTTGTCGCGGGCTACCAACATACTAGCTTCAAAAATGGTATTGATGAAGCTGGAAATATCAGTAGAGGGGTTGAGTGATGCCATGATTATCTCCTGTTATTATTCGTCTTTCTTTGTCCAATCCAGAACGCCGCCGCCGTTTGCCCGAATATGATTCACATCAAACACACTTACGGCATTGCCTGAAAGAAGCTGGCGTAGTTGCGCTTCGGAACTTACGGTCTGCGTATTGCCTGGGTTGGTCGGTTGTAACTTCGGTGCTACTTTCAATTGCGGCAGAGACTTGGCGAGTTCCATTGCGTCAGCTAACATTTCATCTTTGGTTTCGCCTTTTAGACGGTCGGCCATTTGGGGGATACCTGCGGCAGTAGCCGCTTCACTCCGCCATAAATTAGCTTTAGTCTTTGTGTACTCTGCCTTTATTTCTTCGTACTCTTTCTTCAGCCGTTCTGTTTCGGAAAGTTCAGCGTCAGCGCGTTTCTTGGCTTCCGCCTCTAGTTCATCGGCTCTCTTGGCTCTTGCCTTAAGTTCCTTGTTCTCTTTCCGTTGCGCTTCAATGGTTTTCATTGCGCGGTCTTTATCAAACGGCTCATCGGTCTGTGTTTCTGTAACCTGCGGCTCTGTCACTGGCAGAGTTGTAGCTGTCTCAGCTTGCGGGTCTTTCGTTTCATCGGGCATTTTGTATTCCTTTCCTATATAACAAAAGCCCCTGCCTGACTCTAGTCAGACAAGGGTTGGATTGCGTGCCTTGTATTATTTACGGGGAGGCCGAAGCCGCGCCGCTATGTGACCGCATTATACTATATTTACGGATTTACAATACTGTCATTCTCACCAATTTCTTGAATTTTACTATTGCCCGCTCCATAGTACCTATCTAATATCGCAACGGCAGACAGTATCAAGCGGCGAATGGCAATCCATAACTCTTTATTTGTCATACTAAAATCCACCTTGTTTTTTCTGTGCCAACCGCGCCCTAACTTTATCCATTTCTATTATTGATAACTCCTTGCGGGTTGTTCCGTCCCTGCGTATCTCTGTAAACCGTTTGCGCCTTCGTGCGTCCGAGCCATAGACTATTAGTTTCTGTATGTGCTTGCGGCGTCTTTCTGTCATTGCACTAAAGTCGCCTTTCAGGTCTTTGGGTAGGTGATTGAATATTGTACGCTCTGGCAGTCCCGTAAATTCTATGATTTTATCGTAAGGCCATCTATCAGCGCGTTTGTCTATAATCAACGCTTCTATGGTTGGATACCCTAAAGAGTTAGCTACATTATGAGCGTGACATGATCTCACTTCACACATCCTAATAATAAATGCCTCACCCCAGGCTGGGCGTATTCTGTAATAGTGTACCCGTACCTCTCCAAATCATTGATGCACTTTTGCGCGGTTGAATCACCGTTCACATTGTGGACTTCAATCATAATGCGCGGGGAGTAAAGTCTAAAGAAATCCGCATCTTCAAAGATTACGCTTTCCGCCCCTTCTATATCGCACTTTATAAAATCAACATTCTGTAATCCTTCCATCTTCGCAATATCTGAAAGTGTGAATGTTTTTACCCTGCTTACGCTACCACGCGCCCCGACTAATTCAACCGCGCTTGATCCCATATTGCATTCATTGGAAAACGTTACTCCGTTCCCGTGATTCCAAACCGCGCCATATAGAAGGCGAATGTCATGCCCGCTGTAATCCCTGTACCTGTTTACATTGACAACCGCGCATTCTATATTTTCTGCGTCCGCCTCAATTGCAATCACCCTACCGCTTTTTTCTACTACCTCACTAAACATGATGGAAGTCAGGCCGGAGTACGCGCCCAAGTCTAAGACGGTCATACCCGCTTCAAGTTTTGCGAAATCAATATACTGCTTTGTGGATGTAGTCGGCTCAGTGAATGACGGGAACATAATGGGGATTTTATCGAACCCGACTATGTTGTGTTGCGCTGGCTTCGAGAAATCTAGCATCTTTGAATCACCAGACACAGACGAAAAATAATAATCAAACCCCATTGCAATATCACGAACATAAACAATATGACGGCTGGATATTCTTATTGTATTGCCGTTCTTTGTTACGTCAATATATTCATCTTTTATGTCAACTTGCATTATTTTTTCTTTCTGGCTTATTCGCCCAATAGGTCTTTCAAGCTCGTTTCTGTTCGCATTGTACCAAATATATCATTATTTTGTTGATTGGATAATGCGCTAAATTCAAACTTACCCGCGCTGTATGCCTCGTATTTACTGTCACCCATCAAGTCGCGTTGCCTTGTTTCGTCAAGGCTATCAAACCACGCCTGCCCTGTCTGTTCTACTGGATTGCCGAGGTCGGGGATAAGGGGCAGGGCAGCGCACTCCCCGTTGTAATGGTCGTCTAAAACTTCGTCTAACGTGTGTTCTGTGCCGTGCATTGCTACGCATGATAAACACGGCTCGCCTGATAGGTTGGCAAACCACACCCAGCCCGTGACAAGTCCATCAGTGGCAATGTAATTAGCCCGCGCCGATTCCTGATAGCTCTTTATCTGCACCGTTCTTGTGTTCCTAAGCGCGTCCGTAAGCCCGCCGCCAAACGCATCCTGTATGTTACTGGCTATCACACGCGGATTGAAGCCACTGGCTACGCCGTCAAGGATGGATTTTACAACCTTGTCAATCGTGCTGTCTGTAATCAGTTTCAGCCGAGCATACAGCGGACCATCTTTGCGGAGGAAGTTTAGAAGTTGACGCATTGCGCCAGTATCAAGCCCCGTAAATCCGCCGCCCGTTGCAGTGTTTACCAACGCCTCAGAATGCGCCAGCCCTAGCCCTATCGCGGCGATTGCAGCAGTCCCTACGGTAGTTTCAAGATACTTTGTGAAGTCATCCAGTTCGCGTTCTGCGTTACGCATCAGGCGTTTGTACTGCGGCAGGGCTTTGATTTCTGCCTGTGATGGTTTATCCAGCTTTTCAATAGCCAACATGAGCGAATCAACGTCGCCTTCTAAATCGCTATACATCAGGGAATATGCACGCGCCAACGCTTCAAGGTTGGCGGCGTCCGCGTCACTGATTTGTTTGCGCTGGGATTGTGCGAGCTGCGTTATTGTCGGCATTGCCGTTCACTCTCTGCGCGTTGTCCGCGCCTTGTCCTTGATTGAAGCGGCGGAGGATTTCCGCGCCGATGTTGCTATTGTTAGCGTTTGCCGCTTTTGTTTGCTCGGCTAGTTTCTTTTGAATATCATCATACGCCACACCATAGCGGGATTCATATCTGCGGGTGACTGTCTCTAAATCAACCACCTTCATATTCAAGGCAAGTTGGTCGGTTTCCATTTCTTCCATGACATTGATAATCAACGCCTCGCCCCAAATCACGTCGCCTGGGTCGGTGTCCGCGCCATTCCATTTGTCAGTGAGTACAAGCAGTCGCCTGTTTAGTTCCTTCAACGCGTCCGCATATAGCCAGCGTTTTGTTTCGTTCTTATCCACCGCATCCGAATACAGCACACGCAGGGCAAAGTTAGTAAGCTGTCCGAGGTTATCCCCGATACTATCCATGCTAACTTCGCGCCCGATCTCGTAAATGGATTTCTTCAAATCCTGTGCAAGATTACGGGAAGATGTCAGGTCGCTTGACATTTCGAGATTCATCGCTTTTGCGTCTTTGTCAGGAATGGCGTACAGCGCACCAACGGGGCTATCCAGTTTATTTTCCTTCATTCCTTTTGCGGAAATGCCAAAGATAAACGTGATGGGGTTGGCAAAGAATTTCACGATCTTGTTCGTGTTACCTACAACGAAATTACTCTTGTCTTGAATGTTGATAATATCGTCAAAGTCTGAGTCACCGTAGCAGTTCCGCAGGCTGGGCAAATTCTTTTGATGCAAGATTGGCGGGAACGGATATTCCCACGGTGTGCTATTCACCACTTGACGCGGCATTCCGCCGTGTTGTTCTACCACGTCAACAATCCAAGTTTTCTCCGCTTCTACCTGTTCGCCCTCCACTTCCTCGGTCTTTTCGTTGTGTGTAATCACTAGGTTGTTGTTTGCGTCAAACAACCACTGCATATCCGAGCGGTAGGTAATTTCCCAATGTGCCTTGTTACCGTTTGTGTAGCTGATTACATAGGCGTGTACTTCGCTCGCGTCATCATTGGATACATGGATACGGACTAACTCAGGGTCTAGCGCAATGAGGCGGGGGTACATTTCGCCCGTGAATGGGTCTTGTACTTCATCGGGGCAAATCTTGAAGTATGGCGTGCCATATACGCCGCCATGTAAAGCGTACTGAGTAAGCGTTATCGGCTTCTTATTGAGTACCCAAACCTTATCTATGTATTCCTGCTGTTCTGTGGAAGTTTCAGGTAGTGCAAACTTCACATCACCGCGTAATAGCCTGGACACCCCCTTATCAATGATATTCCCTGCCCAATTCTGGGTGATATGGTCACTCTGACCGTCTAGTGATTTTAGCTGCGGGGTATGGTCGCCGTTGTAGTAGTT